TTATCGTTTAAGTAACGGAAGTCAGACTTATAAAAGTCGTAAGATCCTCTACGGAAACCAGAAAAGCCTAAGTTTAATGCCATATCTTCAGAGTTGTCAAATACACCGTAAGATGTACCACCAGCTCCGTAAGAGTTCATAGAAGCTAGCATATCATCAATAGCTAAACTAGTAGCTCTATTAACGAATAGCATGTTTTCTTCAATAGCACCTTGCTTATCAAATTCTGCTAAAATAGCGTCAAACTCAGCTAAATCAGTAGCAGCATTAACACCAGTTACACCAGTAGTAATGTTACCTCTATCTTCAATAGCAGCAAATAAACCTTCAGTACCAGTTAATGTAGTACCATCAGTTCCTAAGAAAGCATCAACTTTTGAGTTAGCAGCTACAGTCTTTTTAGACTCAAGCATTGCCATTTCAATATAGTCAGTGAAACGAGCTCTTGTATCAGACTCAGCTTTTAAATACCATAAGTAACCAGAAGCTCCTCCTTCAGAAGATATTTCAACCCAACCAATACGAGATGCATCAGATCCTGATACTTCGTAGTAGTCTTTCATAATGATAGGTTTGTTTTGGAAAGTTTTAAACTGTGGTTCATTAGCTTGTCTTGAATCAACTAGCGCAACGCCTGGAGCGTTATAACCAACTCCTTTAGCAAACTCAGATCCATAAACTAATAAAGTTGCAGAGTCGCCAGATCCAGCAGCTAAACCAGCGTTAGCAAATGTAGCTGTAGTATTACCAGCGTCATATAGCGCAATACTAATTTGATCGTTAGTAACGTCTGTTACAAGACCACGTGCTGTAGCGCTAGCGTCAGCTACTAATACCATATCGTTAACTCTTACACCATGATCAACAGCTGAAGTACCAACAGCGTTACCGTCAATATCAGTGTCAATTTCAAAAGTACCACCCTCTTCGTTACTGTTACCAGTTTGTTGAGTTGCGTTAGCAATGTGTCCTTTGTATGATAGATGTAATCTACCTTGTTCAGACCATACAACTTGATCAGCTGTCATAGCCTCTTCTGCACCTACTTGAGCAAGGAAACCAGAAATTGTACGAGGTCCAAAAACCTCAGCTTCTTTTTCCATCAAGTCAGGCACATATTGTTGTGACCAGCCAGCGTTTGATGCATTGGCTAAGTCTAAATAATTTGTTTCTAGCGTTTGCTTCGTTGGAGAAGGAACACTGTTCAAATTATCACCTGCAGTAATTGCCATAATAAAATGTTTTTAAATGTTATCTATTCTTTTTAATTTTAAACTTAAAATCGTTAGAGCTATCACCTAAAACCCTTACTTTTATCCCGCTATTATTAGCCACTTCACCAAGTTGTTGCCTTGGGTCCATGTTAACGTTCTTAGACTTAGCAATGCTTTCTTTTATAGCATCAGCTTTGCCTTGCTCGTAAAAGTGTTGAGCAATAGCATCTGGATTCATAGCTGTAAATAAAGATTTATGATAACCCTTAGCGTCTGACATTTCATTACTTTCGTTCAAAAACTTTTTGACAAAGTTATTAATATCGCTTTGAGTATCTTTAACAGAGTCAGCATTTTTAACGTTATACCTAAACTTTTTATCTCCAATATTAAACTCAAAACCTTTGAAGTTTTTATTGAATAATTGATTAGTTTTATTTAAAAACGTTCTCTTCTGTTTTTCAGCCACAATCTTTTGCTCGTCCGATTCTTTGTTGTATCGGTTGAAAAAGTCTACAGCTTTTTGCTGCTCAGGAGTGAGCTTGCTTCCAGCTTTAACTTCTTCGTAATATTTAGACTTTTGCCCGTCTAAGTAGGCTTTCGCTTCAGCAACTTGCTCTTTCAAAGCGATTTTCTTTTTTCTAATATCTTTTTCATCATCAACCTCTTCATCATAAGAGAAAGTTTCGTCCATTAAAAACTGTCTTTCTTCTTCTGTTAAGTGAGGTTTAGTAGCTCTATAGTATTCTTGAAGAACTGTTAGATTATCCATATCTTTATAATCTTGGTTTAGTCTAACATAGTCTTCTAAACTACCACCTGTATCTTCTATGAAGTCAATTAACTTCTGTATATTTTCTGGCAGCGGCTTGCCTGTAGCTTCTGCTTCGGCAATAGCTTCTTGTACTTCTTCAGCTATTTCTTCAGCTTGTTCTTCAGCTTCTTCTTCAGTTATTTCTTCAACAACGGATTCTTCATTTTGAACACTTTCTCCGGTAGGTTCTTCATCTTTTGTTTCGACGTTTTCCTCACGAACTTCTTCGCTAGCTTCGGATTCGTCGCGAACAGGTACCTCATCTGTGCTTTGCTCTCTAGTGGCATCTTCTTCTATAGGTTTACTTAAATCTACTTTAATAACGCTATCATCACCAGCGCTATCAAATTTACTTTCATCAACTGCTTCTGCAGTTTGTTCTTGCGTAGTTTCATCAACTACATTTTCGTTTTCTTCCATAATAAAATAATATATAAATTAATAGTTTATCTAGGATCAAATGCACCTAGATTAAATCCACCACCAAGTATATCATTACCTGCAGACTCAAAGTTTTTAGGTGAACCACCTGTTTTTCTTTGCTCTATAAGTTCTGACTGTTGGCTTGCTTGTATTTTTGTTCTTTCGTCTTTACGATCTTCTTTGTTATTTTCTCTTTGCTTTAAAGTTTCAAACTCTAATTTTTTTAGTTGAGAGTTTAATTCAAACTCTGCTTGCATTAACTCTTTTTTAGCAGCTACTTCTTGAGCCATTTTTTGAGAGTTAAGATTAAATTTAACTTGCTCTAGCTGCGCATTCATTTGAGTCATAGCTTGTTGTTTTTGAACTTCAGCTTGAGCAGCCACCTGTTGAGCTTGAGCATTAGCCTGCGCTTGAGCTTGTATATTTTGTTGCTGCATAGCTTGATCTCTTTTTAATTTTTTAGCTCTACGCAATTTAAGCATTTGATTAGCTAGCTTTATATTTCTTATCTCTCTTAAATCAATAGCATCCTCTAAATCAATATTTTTTTGAGCTAAAGCTTGTTGTATATTATTTTCAAGCAATGCTTTTTCTTCTTCATCAGGAGCTAACTCTATAAATATACCAAAGTCATATAAGTGTAACTCAGAAAGCTCGTCAAGTATAGCTACATTATGAGCGCCTATAGCTTGTACAAAAGCATCGGCAGTTGGAGAATATTCTAGTATATCAGATATTCTAAGAGATAAACACTCACAAACTTCAGATGTTAAGAATAAACCAGCTTGTAATATATGTCTTGTAGCTGTATTACTATTTGCAGCTGCTAATTTTTGTACGCCAACTAAAGCATTTTTATCAGGTAAGCTACCATCTCTAGCTTCGTTAAGACCTGTAGTATCGCGTATCATTTGTAGATAATAGTTGTAGTTACCTATTAAAGCTTGTAGTTTTCCACCGCCAGAACCACTTGTTATTTCTTGTATTGGTACTTTTCCAGGATTTATATCACCATCTTGTGTCATTGATCTACCAATAACACTACCTGTTTGGAAAAACATATTTAAAGCTTCTTGCGGGTTGTAATTTGTTCCATTACCTAAGTCTATTTCAGCTAAACCATCAGCATCTAAATAAACACCGTCTGGCACCATACGAGACATTAGTTGCTGTATTTTTAAATGAGTTAGTTGTATCATATCGGCAAAACCTGTTATTCTACTAACTAAGCTCTCTATTTGACCTTTGTATATTCTAGGCGCAACAATACTGTAATTCATTTTAACTTTAGTATAATCGCTTTTAGGTCTCATCATGTTTTTACACATTTCCCACTTAATAAGCTTTCTAGCACCTAATATATAAGCTCCTTCGTATAAAACTTCTACAGCTCTTGTTATTCTTTGAAAGTTTTCATTTTCAGGTGGATTAAAACTATCATCTTTTAATATAGCTTTATCAGCACCTGTAGATGTTTGTTTTATTTTATAAACATCATTCATGTAAGTTTTATAGTTAAAATATAAAACTTGAACAGTATTTGTGTCTTGCTCTTTATAGCTAGAATAATCTTCTATTCTGCTATAGCCACTATTTTTACTTATTTCTTCTAATTCTTCTTGTGTAAGATGTGGAAACTGTTTAGCTAGTTCATTTAAAGGTATTCTTTTTATTTCACCAACGTAGTATATATCTTCAAAATACGGTGAATCAGAATATGAATAAACTAAATCTGCAGGATCTACATATTCTACTGTAACACCTTCTGATGTATTAAAATTAGTTTTAACACAACCAATACCTAAAACAGTTAAATCGTAATAAAATCTTTTCTTTATTAATTCGTACTTACTACCTTCTAAAAGAACAGATAAAGCTTGCTCTTCAGCTATTTCAATAGCTTGCTTATACGTTAGCTGCATGTGTAAAGCTAATTCTTCTTCGCTGCCAGGTATTGTAGCTGGATCATTATTATATAAGTTTATACCTAATTCTTTTTGAGCAAAGTCATTTAACTCTTTTGCTCTCATATCAGATATTATAGAGTCCATATATTCTGTACGCTTAGCTATACCGTTTGGATCTTGAGAATATGCTTTTATATCGTAAGTTCTTTCAGCTATACCGTTAACAACTATATCAACAAACTTAGGTATAATAGGCACAGGCTTCCAGTCTAAATTTAAATAAGATAAATCACCGTTTATAGATAACTCATCTTTGTATTTTTGTATTGATTGCTCTCCTCTAGCGTAAGATCTTAGCTTGTGGTACTCTTGTTGATTACTTGCGTATCTAGTAGTTCTATCAGATCTAAGACTACCATTTACTCCAGAGTTCCACTCTAACTCTATAGCCATAGCTACTTTTTCACCATAGTCAAAGCTTAATTTTTCTACATCACTTACTGCTTGACTTGGAAAGTAATTATTAACATAACCTGTTTTATTACTCATTTCTTATTATTTTAGATATATTTCCATTGTTGCTATATTTAGCAATATTTAAATTTAATGGCTTCTTATTAACAGTGCTTGTTGGTCTATATAAGTGTCTGTTGCAAGCCATTATAGCTAAACCAGAACTTATAGATGCATCATGCTTAGTTCTTTTGTTTATATCAAACTTTGCCCAATCATTTAGCGTTTCGTTAAAATATATATTACCGTAAACACCGTCGCCTTTATCGCCAACATGATCATTTATATACATCTCAATAGCAGCTGCATGCGCTTGCTTAATATCTTCGCTGGAGTTTGGTATACCACCTATTTCTTTTTCTGCAGTACTTAATTTATTCCAAATCTTATCAGGCCTATTCATGCTAAAACCTCTATAACCTCTACGCTTTAAATAATATAGTAATCTTGGTTTATTATTTTCTGCAAGCAATGGCATGCCGTAAAACACCAAAGCCATTAATACATCTTCAAAAAATATTTCAGCGGTTTGTGGTCTAGCTATATATTCTAAAAAAAACGAATTAGCAGGTGCGTCTTCCATGCTAAACTTAGTTAATCCATGAAGAGATCCGTTAGATCCTCTACCATCAACAGTACCACTAATATCATAACTATCGCAGCCAAAAGCTCCCATGTGATCATTTCCTGGATATTTTATTCCGTTTCTATTTATAATTCTATTTTGTAAACTACTAGAAGGTACCCAACTTACTTTAAACCTACCGTTTGGATCTGGATTAAAAACAACTTGAGTATCTTTAACTCCATTAACCCATTGAAAGTTTCCAACATTAACTGCTGCTAAGCTATTAGTGCCTTCATTGTAATCTATTTGTTCGTATATTTTAACTAAATTAAATATACTATTTTTTGTTTCATCTCTAAACGCATGCTCTTCAGTTCTTGGAAACTGTCTATAAAATTCGTTTAAAGCATCTTGATCATTTTTTAAACCTTCAACTTCATTTTCCCAATGATCTATTACGCCAACATCAATTAATTCACCGTGTGGTCCGTATACATCATCGCTAGGGTTATTAAATGTAGGTTGTCCGTATTCGTCAATAAATCCTTCAAAGTTCCATTCCATTGGCATAAACAAAGAATATAAGCCAGACTTTGTTTGTCCATTTCTATTTCTACTTCTGACGTCTGAGTCATTGTATAGTTTTTTAAAATTATTACCGCCTTTATCTAAAGAGTTAGACGTTGAGCCCATCATGCACTTACCAACTACACGAGCACCTAGCCTTAAACAAGTTTTAGTTACTCTCCAATTGTTTAAAATATTATCTGGTCTTTCCCACTTACCACTTTCATCGTGTACTAACAAGTTAAGCTTTTCACCATCGTAACTGTTATCACCTGTGTTTTTCCAATCAATAGTAGTGTCAAGTCCAACCAGCTCTTCCTGCTTTTCGTTTGCAGTAATTTTTCTACGCGTAAACTTACTTGCAGGTACGCGATAAGCAAGTTCACTTTTAGGTCTGTCCATACCGTCTTGTATCGGTTTAAAGAAAAACGGATAGTTGACAGATATTGGTACAACTTTATCAGTAAACATTTTTTTAGCATCAGCTCCACTTTTAGATAATATTCCATATCTAGCATCACTCGATATTGTAGCTAAGTTAACCGTTTCAGCTGAGCTCATAAACGAAAAACCACTACGTCTATTTTTTAAATAACACATACCATAGCATCTGCTATCGGCTTTACAAGCTTCCCAAAATATAAAAAACAACCTGTTAGCTTCTCTAAAATCTGGAGCGCCAACATCAATTTTACTCCATTGAAGATACATATAATGGCTGCCAGTTATGTATGTAGGCTTACCGTTATTTTCAAACCAAAAACCTTCGTCACGACGTTTAAACTCTTCGTCTATATAATCGTACCACTGATCTTTTGCTTCTTCTGGATATGCTCTCCAGTCAAATATACTTTTAAGCTTGCTTAGCTCTTTAGGATATTCTAACCTTTGCCATTTGTTTTTGTCGAACAAATGCACTGATTTCGGTTTAAGCGGCAGCCCAATTCGCAGATTTTGAATCTCCACCACTTGTCCAATTTTTCCAGTTTTGCTGATAACCACAATATCGTGTTCTTTATTATATCCATATTTCCATAATTTTTTTTTGTTAAGTCGACTCATAGTTGTCTTCTTAACAGGTTCAACAATATTATATAGTGTTTGTTTATACATTACTTAGATCTTCCTTCAGCAAAGCCTTTAAACACTCTTTCTTTTTTATCTTCAGGCTCTTTGCCTTCTAATATATTCTCTTCTTCTTGTATACGGTTAAGTATTTCAAAAGCATCGAATATTGCTAGCTTTTTAGTAGCAGCAGCATTTTTTAATCTATCAGCAGAAACATCATCATCTGTATTTGTAATAATCTGCTCTTGAGCAACTTTAATTAACTCATCAACAGCTTTACGCCCAGCTAGGATTATACGCTTCTTCGTTTCCTTGATACTCATATTTAATTGTAATAAATTTATTTAGTACGCGATAAAGTCTAGTATTATTAATAATAAACTCGTAGGTTGAAAAAGGTGTAAAACCAACTAGTTCACCAACTTTGTTTACGCCGTCTGTATACTTGACAATACCAACGCATTGTTCTTCTTTTTCTTCAGCTAGCTTGTTTCTTTGTTTTATTGGCTGAACAAAACAATAACCATCACAAGCTCTCCAATAACTTTCTTTAAATCTTGACCAATAAGCAGGTGTTTTATAAAGAAATATTTGATCTTCACTAACTATATAAGTATTTTCGTTAAAAAAAGATTTACTATTTTTTTCGTTACCTTTAACATCATACCATCTTCTAAATACATTATGATGAACAATTACAGTGTCACCAATTTGTATTTTAGTCTCACGAGCTGTTGGAACTGCTTTTACTATAGCTTCTCTATTTATAAACTCGTGATTAAAAATTTCAGTATTTAATATTAATTCTGAGTCACCTATTTTTTTTACGTTATTATATCTTTCGCCTAAAGGCTCAACTATAAAGTTATGAGGTGTTTTCACTAATACTCTAAATTATATTCAACAGATACTGCCATATTTTTATTAAAATCTTTCCAAGGCATTACATCTTTATTTTTTTTAATGTAAACGCTATATTTATCTTTTTCTTCTACTATATCACAGATAGTATGACCACCATAAACTTCTTGCCCAACAGCGTAGTGCATAGCGTCAATTTTATAATCTTTACCTATAGTAATTTTACGAATTAACTTACTCATTTTTATTATATTCTATTTTACCATTAGTTATGTCAATATCGACATCACCATATTCTTTTTTAAATTCTTGTTGTATTGTATTTACCATGCCTTGAAGCTGCATGATGTCGTGTAATAGTGCATGCTTTTTTGTTTCTAGCATGCCTAACTGCATTTGACCTTCATTAATACTTTTTATTACATTTTGCACTTTTGAAAGTTGAGCGTCTGTAATTTTTTCTGGCCTAAGATTTTTTGTCTTAGGTGTTTTTCTTTTTGCCATTTTTATTTAATTTAATTAGTTAATTTTTGTTTAAAGTGCTTCAAAAGTAACATTACCTGATAAGTCAGCACTGTTTCTTGCATAATCAGCTAGATTATGATTTAATGGATAATACAATACAGGCCCAGCATTAAGATCAGCGCTGCTAAAACTTCCAGACTTTGTTCTAACATCAAGAAAGTTACCACTATTGTATAGTTCTGTTACGTCTTTTTGATTCATTACACCTTTAAATACAGCAAAGTCTCTTATGCGCATAGGTGTTAGTGCAAAATTATAAGGAGAATTTCCACTGTCGTAATTTGTAGTTACAGCTCTAGTAGTTCCTATACCAAGAAAATTAACATTATCAGCTACAACTTCAGGCTCATCATCTCCCTGCCCAACATCAATACTCATATTTATGTCTTGCCCGTTCCAAAAAACGTCCCAAGCTGCAGACCCAGTCCCTTCGTCTCTAACAAAAGCTAAATGAACAAAACCTTGACCATTAGTATTTCCAGGATTAGCTTGATCCCATAGACTATTAATGCTACTACCACTAGATCCTGTTCCTGTTTGAGCGTTAGCATCATGCAAAGCTCTCTGACTACCAGCTCTATCAGCCCCTCCATCTGTCCAAACAGTGATTCTATTTCTAAAGCTAGTGCCACTTCTATAAGATAAATAAGCAAGAATAGCTCTATCTGCGCCGAAAGCAGTTTGTGATGTATTCATTTGAAATAAATACAACGTAGTTAGACCGTTTGACCAACTACCACTTGAAGTGCTACCTGAGTGACTCCACATAGGTTTAATCCACATTGAAAAACTTATTTTATCACCAAAATCGCTACCGTCTGTAGTTAGTAAATCTTGAATTGTTTTACCCTCTGGTTCGTTACCCAATGCTTGAAGATTTTCATCGGCAGCTAGCTGTAATCCTTTTTCAAAGTTGTAACCATTAGCGCTTGCGTGATCTGAGTAGTTTCCATCCCACTGGTGACCGTTAGTTTGACAAGCATGAGTAGCAGCCCACTCGTATCTGCCAAAATCTATCTTTTTTTTAGATGAAGATAAGCTTAATCCCATTAGTAACCAAAATAACAGATTATACCACCATCAGAGTCTGCAGCTGGGGTAACACTTGTCCATCGACCGTATATAGTCATACCGCCTGGAAACTTAGCTCCACTAACAGCAATACCACCAAAACCAGATTCTCTTTGATTAAAAAATCCTACTGTTTGAGAACTTACGTTGTGAGCAGCTGACATTGTAACTGTAACGTTTCCATCATAATCAACTACTTTTGTAGGTGCTGAAGCGCTAAAAGGTATATCAGTATCTCCTTGAGACTCTATAATCATACCTTTTTTTATAGATGAATTAGCTGCGCCTAAAGTTAAAGTAGTACTAGAGCCAGATGTAGAAGCAGTAGAAGTTATTGATGTATTATCGTGAGCAGCAACAGCTGTACCAAAATACTCTACATTAGAATCTATTGACACATCAGCTGTTAGCTCAGATAAAATGTTATCTGCTAAAAACTGTATAGCCACTATGACCATACCTTTAGGTGGTCTAAGCTGAGAGTTTGTGTCGGTGTGTGCACTACCTAGTTGACCAAAATCATACGATGATCCTATTGAATTATTTGCCATTTTATTTTTCTTTTATTTGTTCATTTTTTTTTGAGCTTCCGCCGAAGAAGAAGTCTATTATTGTATTTACTTTAGCGCTCATAGCGCCAAATATCGTTGATATAAAGCTAATCTCAAACTCTCCTAGCTCTATAGTTTTAGTTACAAAGTAATTAAACATTACAAACGTAATACCAAAATATGCTACAGTAAATAGTGTTGCTAATACTTTTTGTATTATAGCATCGTCTTTATACATATCACGCGCAGATTTACGATCTTCAACTTCTTTTGCAAAAGCTTCTTTTTCTGCGTCTAATAATAATTTTTTTAAAGCAAGTTTTGCTTCGTCTCTTTCTTTGTCTGTAGTGATAACTTTGTCGAGTATGCCTTCAGCATTATCAACAATTTTACCAAACAAACCTCCTACTAAATTGTTTATCATATTTTATTTTTTTCCCAAGGAAGTTCTCTACTACCTTCTTCGTATTTTTTACCAGTAAAAGGATCTAGTATATAACCGTTTAATCTAGGCCATACTTGTCCGTCGTGTAAAACATAGTCATCAGTATAAGTAGATCTACCTGTCTTCATGTCTGTAATGTGTTGCATTTCATGATTAACAGCTCTTTTACCTTCAGGTGTATCTAAATCAACAGTATCACTAACAAATATAGTTCCGTCCATATTTGCTTCAGCTAATATACCTTCATCTAATTTTTTCTTAATTATTTGAGTGTTATCAGGAGTTCTATATTTTCTTGATTCTTTGCCTAACTTAAAAGCCATGTTTAGTCTTTTATATTTTTCATTAAGTCATATTTATCTTTATCTAACGTAGTAGAGCCTTTACCGGCAGATACAGGGTCAAACATACCTAAAATTACTGATGACTTAACCCCTAAGTTTAAAAGTTTGCCTGTGTGTTTTTTAAGAATATTTTTTACTTTACCAAAACTTGACTTTGTAACTCTTCCAGGATCGCTAGATCTTACAGTAGGTATACTGTTTATTTCTTTAAGTAATCTTTTACCCGCGTCAGTGCTAACGTCAACAACTCCTCTACCGCCAAAAACTTTTGCTGTTTGTGGTCCATTTGATTTAAGAGGACTATTTTTTTTAAAAGGGTTGCTTCTTTGTTTAAATGCCATTATCTTGTTGGGTCTTTAATCATATCATCAATTGCCTTATTAAAGACTTTGTCTGTATATGTTTTGTTATTATAGAATACGCTACGATCTGATACTGGTAAATCTTCTTCTCCGAGTAAGATACGATATATTCTACTTATAAGTTGGCTGCATTTAAAAGAGGTTTTGAAGACGCTGTATTTAATCGTTGTTCGATTTCGATGACGCCAGACCTCTATCCAGCCTAGTTTTCTTAGTTTATCCCAACGTTTCTTATCCCAACTCATAGTATAAGTACCGTCTATAAACTCTTGTCTTGTAAACCGACTTTGACAATCTAAAAATATTAGCAGTTCAAGTTCGGCATCTGTTAATCCGTAAGTCTTACAAGCCCACTTTCTAGTGAGCCTGTAATACTTTAGGATTTGTAATTCACGTAAATCGTGAGAAGTTAATCTCATTTATTAACTGTCAGAGTTAGCTATAAGTGCTAAATTATCAATATCAGCTACAGCCGTAACATCACCGTTAAAATATGTACTAGTTACATCATCAGCTATAGTTACTATACCATCATGGTGTGGTCCTTGATTAGTAGCTTCACAAAGAGCTTGTATGACTTTGTGGCCTGTAGCCGCGTTTATAGTCAAATCAACTTTTTCAGTTTGCATACTAGCGTTTTGACCATCATCGTATGTAATTGCTTCGTAATGCACGCCAACTGTAGTGTCGTTAAGAAGACTAAAAGCTTTTATGTTTTCTACAGGTACTAATAGTGAATCGTTAGAAGCA